AGACTTTTGTGCAAGGCCCCCAAGCTTCAGACATTGACGATGTTGTAGCTGGTAAGAAAATTTTAGTGAGCCCTGATGTTCACCGAAAATGTCCTTCCAATTACATTTCTGAAGAGTCCGCCGTTGAAGTTTACGGAACTGTTACACGCAGTAATCCATTTGATTCAGCAGTTATTTCTACCCCGATTTCTGAAATTGTAGAAGAAGTAACTGGTGTCAAAAATCAATGGGGACCTCCCAAATTTGTGGATCCTATTATCCGTGAAGAAGATGGACATACTGACTTACAACGTTGGAAACCCTGGTTTGCATCGTTAGATGTTTGTTCTCAACCTTCTAATGGATTTGATCCTGCACATGTGGAAGCTGCGATGGACGATTATTTGTTTGAATTGAAAGAATGCTTTGACAAACAGAAATCATTGTGGTCTGTAGATATGAAACCACTAAACAATGTGGAAATTGTATCTGGCAAGGATGGCGTTAGATTTATCGATAGTATGAATTCAAGCACTTCAATGGGATACCCAATTGGAGGACCCAAATCGAACTATTTGGTAGATCTGGAACCAACTGCCGAAAATGCTGCACCTCGCACCTTTACACCCGAAATCTGGGCTCTCGCTGCCGAACTTGAAGAGCGCGCAGATCAAGGTATATTCCTCAACCAAATATTTGGCTCTTCCCTTAAAGATGAACCCACAAAGCTCAGCAAGGAAAAAGTCCGAGTATTTCAAGCAGCACCCATCGCACTGCAAATATTGATCCGCAAGTATTATTTACCAGTAGCTAGATTCTTATCCGTGAATCCGCTATTGGCTGAATGCGCTGTAGGGATCAATAGTCATGGTCCCGAGTGGCATCAACTTAGTGAACATATGGCTAAATTTGGTGATGATCGCATCATTGCCGGAGATTACGCCAAATATGATCTTCGTATGCCCGAACAACTTACTTTGACCGCATTTGCAACCATGATTGAAATCGCTACTTGGAGTGGTAATTACACTGCTCAAGATATTAAAATCATGAAAGCAATTGCACACGATGTATGTTCGCCTCTCGTGGCCTACAACGGCACTTTGATCAGATTTATGGGCACCAATCCCTCTGGTCAAAATATGACTGTCTATATTAATAGTATTGTAAACTCACTATTGCATAGACTTGCCTTCTTCGACGCCTATTCTGATGAAGAATTGGACCACATTGGTTTCAATATTTTGGGATTAGGTCGACGTGCTACTTTTCGCGACCTTTGCGCTCTCGCAACTTATGGAGATGATGCAAAAGGTTCTGTGCGAGAAGGTTTCGACAAATTTAATCACGTATCCATGGCTAACTATCTTGCTGCCAATGATATTGTTTTTACTATGCCGGACAAAGAATCCGACCCGATTCCTTTTATGTCGAGATTTAAGGCAGATTTTCTAAAACGGAAGGATTTATTCAACCCTGACTTAGGCGTTTATGTTGGAGCATTGGATGAGAATAGTATTTTTAAATCTCTTCATTCCATCATTAAATCCAAAGTTGTTACTCCCATGTCCGTAAGCGCTATGAACTTAGATGGTGCATTACGGGAATGGTTTTATCATGGTCCAACCATTTATGAGAATCGTCGTGAACAGGTTTCCAAGATTGCCCTGAAAGCAAACTTAGCCGTTCCTGGTCTATTGTTATCTTATCAGGATCGCGTCGATGCTTGGCGCGAAAAGTATGAGACACAATCCGGAACAGTGGACATTTCCTCTGAGTCAGATTCCGTACTCGAGGAAATTGAGGAGGTATGTGCAGAATTGCAGGATATGTTAGGTCCTGATTCTGCAGAGGAAGAAAGTTCATTACCATATATTGATCTCGAAGAACGTGTAATTGAAGTTCTTGGCAAACCTACACTTAGAAATGCCATTATCTGCAATGCTACGTTTGGAGAAATTGATTTGTTATATGAAAATGAACAGACTATTTTATGTATTGAATGCAAAATCGTTAGAGATGGTCCCGCGTATCACACAAAACGCGCCACATCTCAAGCACGTAAATACGCTCGAGTATTCAAAACTCTTCGTCCAGACTGTACAGTGTACGGTCTTATATGTACTGAATTTGGTTTTACCATTGTTACATGTTTAGGAAAACCCAAATTCCCCAAAAAATTCGCTGCTCTATTAGATTCCGCTCCCATGGCTTCTTAATAGAAATGCAAACATCCGTCCGTCATGACTTAAAACTGTCTGGAGGTGCATAGCCCAGTGCCAACATTACCTAAATAGGAACCAAAGGGACGTGTAGTTCTGATTACAGATGTATGAATTAGGTTCAATATTTCCTAATCCGCAGACTGCTTTACTACATTATAAATGACGCGAACAT